CACTTGATGTATAGAACTGAAATTATTATTTTTACAATCGGGTTTATACTTGGGGCTATCATTTTGTGAAGTGGAACAAACTCTATCACTACCCACCCTCAACACGTAGTACAACAGATGGTATAAGAACCTATGCCGTTGGTAACGAAAAATTACCAAGTGTTACAACTATCTTACAAGCCACACAATCAGAAGAGAAACGAAGAAAACTAGCTCAATGGCAGGCGATTAAAGGATTAGACGAAGCCCGAAGAATTAAGGAAGAATCTGCTGCAAGAGGTAGTAATATGCATTTACACCTAGAAAAGTTCATTTTGGGTCAGGGACATATGGATTTAACTGACGAAGGGAAGGTAGCTAAAAGTATGGCTCAAACCGTCATAGATCAAGGATTAGGGCCTTTGCAGGAAATTTGGGGCTCGGAGGTCACTTTGTGGTATCCTGGCTTATACGCGGGTGCTACGGACCTTGTTGGTGTGTATGATTACGAAGATAGTATTATAGATTTTAAACAGAGTAATAGACCTAAACGAAAAGAATGGATTGAAGATTATTTCATGCAACTTGCAGCGTATGCCATGGCTCATAACCAGGTCTATGGTACGGATATTAGACAAGGCGTTATTTTGATGTGTACGCCAGATAATCACTTTCAAAAGTTTCAAATAAAGGGTAAAGAGTTTAAGCGATACGAATATAAATTTCTAGAGAAAATTGATCTTTATTATAAACGATCTAAATTTATTGCGTAGTATGTGAAATGTGTTCGAAATGAGGCAAAAGAGACCAGATTGCCTTATTTTTGCCACAGTCTCTGGAACCAGGCGACAGGGCTCAAGTGACTGGGGACTTCAAAAAGTGAGGTTTTACGCCAAAGTCACCCGGTGTATATGTTTTTAAAAAGTTAAATTTTTCAAAACAGCACTTTCAATTTAGAGGTGACCAGGTGACCAGGTGACCTTTGTACAGGGGCCGCGCGGAAGATTCGAATTGGATTTTTACAAAAAAATATTTTAAAAACATATATGAGAAATAGAAGACGAAAAAAGAGATATAAACATGCTATGATTAGCAAGAAGAAATATTACTTCTATCAAATCAGGTGGGTCGATATTACGGGGGACTCATCACATGCCACTGTAGAAGAGTTTGACAAGTTTGAAGCAAGCGTTATGCTTACCCAGGCATATGTTTACAAAAAAACTAAAAAATTTTTATATACATTTAGTTCTTACGATACCAAGGAAGAATGTTTTTCTGACAGAAATATTTTTCCTATCGGATGCATTATTAAGATGGATAAGATACCTATCACATAGGAAACAAAATGATTGATTGGCTTTGGACTAGTAATTATATGTGGGGCCTAAACCAACCAAGGGAGAAAAAACATGTTCGGAAAAAACGAAGAAGAAAACAAAAACAAAATCGAACAACTCGAAGAAAAAGTAGAAGAGTTAGAAAACAAAATAGCTAACATTATGGACGTTCTAGAGATGCAAGAAGATGTTGAAGACGAAGATTCAGATATCGAAGACGACGATCAAGATAACGATAATTAATTTTTAGAATTGCTTGGGGGCTTGAGGCTTTTAACTTTTTCTTTAAGTTCATCCACCTCAACGCCTTCAAGTATAGGTGAATATTCATTCAATATTGTTTTAAGTCTTGTCTCTAGTTCCTCTGCTGATAAGTCATCTAACTTACCTGTCCTAATTATCTTTTGTTCTATATACAATCCAGCAGCCTTACCCCTAGCTACCTCTGCGTTTACCGCCGCTGACCAAGCTCCTTTTTTTAATGCCTCTTGTCGTATCTTACCAAGTTCTGCTATGTGTTTGCTGTAATTGACTTCATATTTTTTGTTGTTTTCTTCTCTGATGTCTCCAATATATTTTACAACCAAGGGAAACTTTCTTGGGTTTTGTAATTCTGATGCTGTTATTCTAGCTCTATCTTTTTCATAACCAGCTTCGATAGCACACTCTTGAGCTGTCTTTCTACCTTCATTTGTTACCAATAATTGGGCAAATTTTTGCTGCATTTCTGTCAATTTTTTAGGTAATCCCATATTTGACTTTTAACGTAACATAGCGTAATAGTCAACATATGATAAGTGGAAAGATATTCATGAACCAGCTGGAGAAGTTCTTAAAATCACCAGCATGTCAAAACGCTAGAGTACAAGTTAAATTACCACAAGGAGAGTTCCGCTCACCCGATGGATATTTTGATGTTAATTCTATAACTTTGATGGAAAATAATATACTTGGTCAACGTGAAACCCATAGATTGGTGTTGGAAATATCTACAACAGAAAGTTGGAGAATGGGCCAAGTTAAGAAGAAACTGTAAGCACAAGTTACGTTAAAAATTAATGGGTCCAGAGGCAAAATTTTATAAATATTTTAAAAGTAAAACACCGGAAATAATTTACACAAGGATAGAAAATACTAGTAGTTTAGGAGTGCCGGATGCATTGTGTTATAACAAAAATAACTTTTATTTCACATTAGAATTTAAAGTAACAACGCGTAACAAAATCAACTTCTCTCCACACCAAATTGCCTATCATGTGAGACATCCTGTAAATAGTTTTATCTTGGTCAAGACCCCTGAAGCTTGTGGCTTGAAACTTTATGAGGGATCAAGGATCCAGGACCTTGCCGCTTGTGGCTTGAAGCTTGATGCCTGCAGCTTGGGGCTTGATGCTTGTCGCTTAAAGCTTGAATCGCTTGGCGCTTGAACCACCAGGTCGTATCCCGACCGTTGTCCTTGCACCAGATATAATGATTCCACAAAATTGATCCGTAGTCTCTACTCTGTACTGGCATATAGTTCCTCAGAAAATTGTTTTACTAATTTATACCAGAGCTTTTTATATTTAGGATCTTTAGTCTTGTTCCACATATTAGCTGCTTCATTAATTGCTTTATTTGCTGGCATGTAGCTCCTCTAGATAGTCATCCAGCCCGATGTTGTCGACGAAGCCCCAAGTAACCTTATCGCATCCCCAGTATCCATCAACTGTATTGGTCTGCAGGTTTACCCATATGTTAGGTCCGCCTCCAGCAACCATCAGTCGAGCTGCTTTGTAACTCTTGTCGTTGTGTGTGATCCATTCTATATCGTAGACGCCTTCCATGAAGTCTTGCATGTACACGTTCTTACCTTCTCTTGTTTTGCCTTCTGTTATTTCTTCCGCAATGTTCTTGCACATCCTGCGAAGCTGCTCTTCGCACGTCTCCCCGTGCCTGTTCTTAGATCTCTTCAACGGTGAACCGTTGTCTTCAAATGTTATTTCCATGTTTCCCCCTATATAATTGGTTTGTTTATTACTAACTGAACTTCTGTATTATCTTTTGTATCTTCTTTTTTTGGTATCCATATGTCTTCAATTGGTAGCAAATATTCTGTTGAATTATCAAAAATATTTACATCAATATTCTGCGGTGCTTGTTCTAATATCTTTATAAGTTTTTTAACTTTCATGTTTTCCCTTTCTATCAAGTTCACTCGCAACATGATTAAGAGCGTTCCACGCTTTATTCTTTTCTCCTTCATCATGCTTACTATCACCTGAACTATACATCATGTCGAAGTATTCTACGGCATGATTCAATATATTTATTGCTTTTTTTGTTTGCATGTTATCCTCTTTCTACTCCTATTATATCCTATAGCTTGAAGCTTGTCAAGCTTGTTGCTTGAAGCTTGGCGCTTGTTGCTTTCTGTTGCCATATTCTTGAGGCGTTATTGTCAACGCTTTTCGCTTGTAGACTTTGTTCCCTGATTTAATTTTATATTTGATAAAACGCTTCCAAGGTTCAATAGTCATAGCAACATCAGCGATTAAGCTTTTTACTTGTCCTTCTGTTGCCTTATCTACTTCTATTATTATCTTTGTCATTTTCTCCTTTTTTAATGGCCAAGTGTTTTCGTGCACAGTTTAATGTCATCACACTTGACCCCAGATCCAACTGGCTTGCAATTTAAACCAGGTGACCCTTACGCCACGATACCAATTGGATCAGGGCTCAAGTTCTTTTGAACATTGACCATATAAGAGCCACCAAGAAGAATGCCATCAGCACCCTTAATTCCATTGGTGATTCCATAAATATCAATTGCCAAAACTCTACCATCTAGGCAACCCAATCAATATTAATACGTGAACCAATATCAACATACATATCCAAAATGTCATTCTTCTACTCCACAATTAATACATGCTACCTGCGGCTTTGCCCATTGATCGTAATGAGTTTCCTGATCACAGATAGGACATATGTTTAAATAATATTTCATATTTAATTTATAAACCCTAACTTATATAATGTCAATAGGATAATGTAGGACATACTGTCCAAAATGGGTCGGCCCCTGCGGGGCTTATATAACAAACAACTATAGGTTGTGCCGCGCCTTCGGCGCCTGCGCTTCATTCCCTCGGCCCTTCGGGCCTCGGGGGTTGCTCATCCTCTCGGCCCTTCGGGCCTCGAGGGGTCCCAAAACGTTTTGGATTTAGTTTTTTGTTTTTAAATTTAAATTTATATTTACAGAAAGGGGTCCCACAGGTGTACCCTTTATTGCTTGATTTGCATGGATATAGCCTGTAAATTCATTTTGGGTTTCAAAATCAACCTTAAAAAATTTTGCAAAAAATTTTATTGAAATGGAAATAGATCTAGAAAAGATAAAGAAATTACCACCAGATGTACGTAAGGACTTTATGAAGACGTTCTTACAATTACGAGAAAAAAAGAAGATAGACAAAGTGAAATCAGATTTTCTTTCTTTTGTAAAACACATTTGGCCAGAATTCATTGAAGGTTATCATCATAAAATTATTGCAAAAAAATTTAATGAAATGGCAAGTGGTAAGATTAAAAGATTAATTGTAAACATGCCACCAAGACATACAAAGTCCGAGTTCGCCAGTTCCCTGTTGCCTGCTTGGATGATCGGGAATAATCCAAAACT